TATGGCAAAGCCTAGCAGCACAAGCACCAGCAGCCCGGCGATGATCTTGGCCCAAATCCAGGCGTCATCCCGCCAGGTGTCCTGGGGGTCGTTGTCGTTGTCGGGGGGGAACCAGTTGGTCATGGCGTCACCTCCGCTTCTGCGATCTTCATAGGCTTGCTCCAGAAATCTATTAAGAAAAGAGAGACTGTGCAAGGTGCAGTCGACACTATAGAGATCTTTTTCCCAGCCTCGATGTAAGCATGAACACGCGTCACAACGCCAGCTGTAAAGGCGGGTGTACTTATCGGCGAAGAGCCATTTACTAAAAGGCTGATCGTGCCAGCAGGGACGTCTATGTCAACAGACGCCGCAATCCTCGCGGACGCAGGAAAGGTATATTCTTGGGAAGGTAAGCCAGCAGCAATCGGCCCGAGAGTGGCAACGACCTCTGAGAACTTCTTTAGGTTCTTCCTGCTCCTGTTTCTTGCGGCCAAGAAAGGGAGGTGTAATAGCATTTACAACGCACCATCCTCCCCTTTCTTCTCTTCTGGCTTTTTGTTAAGACCTTTGCTCTTTTCGACCGCCACTTTCAGGCGTTTGTCCTTCGCGACTTTTTCTTCACTAAGAACATCCTCGAGACCATGCCCCTCTAGGATTTTCCTGGCCGTCTCAACCTTCTTCACCCTTTCGGATCGCTGCTTGTTCTGGCTCTGAATATACTCCTGTGTCGGGCTAAGTTTCGCGACCCCTTGATTGTGGTATGCTAAGGCTTTCTCCAATGCTGATGTGGTCTGGGTAAGAAGGTCTTGCTCGTCCTTAAGGGCTTGCAATTCTTTAACAATCTCTATGTTCCGCACATCAATCAGAAGAAGACCTTTTTCACACCCCTCTGTCGTCCGAACATACTGGCTTGTGTCATAAATGTCCTTGGCCATGCTTAACCTCCCAGCTTTACAAAAGCGATGGAAATGCCCCCAGAGACATTGATGACCCCTGTTGAAGCATCCGTAATGTCCGCAGCATCCACGAGCATATTAATTTTTATCGGGGAAGGGGCATCAAGATCTAAGATCTGCGAAGCCTCTACAGGAACAGCCGAATATCGGGCACTCGCAATAACATCCGCAACCGCAGGGCCTATTGCCGTCGAAGGAAGCAAATTCGCCTCAGCATCATCGACGAGGTCTGCATCGTCTGTCGATGCTGTCCCGATGCTGAAGTCGCCCGACCATGTTTCATCAATGTTCGCATCCTCAGAGGTGAAGGACAAATTTGCTACAATGCCGAGGACGATTATATCCCCTTCTGGCAACACAAGATCGTCCACCGACAAAGAGCCAAAGCCGATGTCCACCCCAGCTGCAGAAACAGAAAGAGGGGCATTGTCGAGAGAAGCTTTCATGTTCTGGAAGCCTGAGACCTTGCTCCTGCTGAGCGACCTTGGAATACCTTTGGCCATTGGTGCCCCCTTTCTCTAATACTCACGGGTCACAAGGCGAGCGAACGGAATTTGCTTACGCTCAGGATAAACCCTGGACCATGAGCTCGCATTGTTGAGTTGATTTGCGCCTGTGCCATTGCTGGGGCCGCCTTTAGAGGTGGTACCAACAAACGCATGCCCTACTGGGTGGACACAGAACTCTCTCCGTGTGAAAAGAACTTCTTGGCCACCGCCATTGCCAGCTTGTGGATAGCGGTATGTCTCTGTCGGAACTTTAGGCAGGCCCAAAGCAATCTGAAATGCACCAGCGCCGAAGACCCAAGTATCAAACACACCACCTGCAGCGGGCATCCCATCGTCGACGATGACTTCATGGCCCTGGAATGTCGGGATCATGACACGACCTTCAGAGTCAGGGATATAGTCGATGAGGTTGTTCTTCTTCATCCTAGCCATAACGACAGAGTGAACCATCATCAAGCTCAAATCGTCGCTTGAATCGCCCATCGTCGCCACAGCATCGATGAACGCTTCTGCGGAGAAGTTAGTCACCCCGTCCGCAAAAACAGCCCCACTCACATCGTTCTGGAAGTCCCCAGAATTGGACGCGACATTGGCCTTGATAATTCCATTGGTCGTTGCGACAAAAATTGCTTGGAAGCGCCGCGCCCAGTATTTTGCGACGCGCGAAGCGATGGAATCCATAGGGTCAGCCCCGGCCAAGTCCGCAGCGAGGTCAGCCGCAGACCAAGACTGGTTGCGAGAGATGCGAACAGCGATTTCTGTCGCCGTCCCCGTTTTCTTCGGAACGGAGTCCTTACGATTTGCATCTGTGGGTGTACCATTCTCGTAAGAAGCATTGATGCTGTCTGCAGCATCGTCTGTCGGAATGTTTTCCTCTTCATTGTCCAGGTCTTTGAACGACGGGACATCAATCGTGAGCCCACCACCAGACAAGAAGTTCTCGAGGGTCGGATTAATGGTCGTCGCACCTGATTGTATCAGTCGGGACTTCTCCTCTGTCAACTGCTGGACATAAGGTGTGAAGATCTCGGGGACAACGAGGTCTGTGATTTGAGTGAGTGGGCCAGTTGCCATTTTGCACCTCCATGATTGAATGTTTAAGGACTAGAGGGCACCTGAGCACCATGGCCAGCTGCTGAAGACACACCATGTGGGCCTTACAAGAACAACCATACCTTGCCAGAAAGCAGTTGTAAAGCCCCCCTTCAGAAAAATATTCGGCCCATCACTTCTTTTTTGGCTTAGACCCACCTAGAGTCGTCCCGGCTGCTTCGGCCATGGACTTTGAGAGCTCTTCGCCGTGCTTTTTCAAAAACGCGCCTTGCTCAGTCAAATTCCACCCCTCTGCAGACCATGGGTTGGATTTCCCCGAAACAGAAGAAGAGCCACGCGCCCCACCCCCAACAGAGCCGGGCCACCAATGCGGGCGCTTTTGGACCATGTCTGAGAGCCAAACAGTAGGGGGCAAGCCCGGCTGAATACCCCCGGAGCCTTTGGTGACGACAGAGCCGTCTTCCGCAACTGTAAATAGCATCCCCGCATATAGAAGAACATCTTCTTGCGCTTCGGGGATGACCTTTGCTTCGGCCATTGCCTTACGCATCTCGTCAGAGATTGTGCGGGAAGTCTTTTCAAATCTCAACTTATCGACTTCGGCCAGGGCCTCTTCAAGCTTTTTAGCAGATTCTTCAGATTTGCGCTGAACTGGCCCAAGAGCCATTTTTACAGCAGCTTCGGCACGCTTGCTCACGGCGGCTTCGATAGCCTCTGCATCGAACTTGCCTTCTGAAGCGGCTTCTAGTGCTGGGAGCTTGTCTAATTTCTGCATGACCTCTTCATGGTTTAAATCGCCCCAGGCAGACAGCTTTTCTTTGGTGGCTTTATGGGCCAAGCGCTCTTCATTAAGAGACTTTGAAAGAGCGTCAATGTCGGCTTGTGTCTTAACCCCAGCAATGCCAACAAGGCGAACAGTACCATTCACCTCGGAATAAAGGGAACGGAACTCTCCCGGAACTTCTTCGATCGAATCATATGTTGCTTTGAGCATGATTTGCCTTTCTGACATCTAATCTCTTATTAGCAGGATTGCTAATAGGTGCACAAATCTTATCCTATGTAGAATTGCTAGTCAAGCTAGAACTTGTCTGGATCAAGGCCCGCAGCGGTAAAAGCAGAGCGATGCATATCTGCCAATTCTGCGAGTGTTATTTGCCTGCCTGTTGACCTTACCATCTGGTCTAACTTTAGGCCACCTTTGCGGTAAAGTTTACCACGGTTCGGCCCCAGGACGCTGTCTTGGAAGTCACGGGATTGCTTAGAGAAAAACTCCTCGTATGTCACGCGTGCATCTACAATTTGTGTTAGTTCGCGAATGCGCTGCCGAGAATATGCATCGAACTTTCCCTTATGGCCTAGAGGGAGATCGGCCCTAGTCTTCGCTTTTATATTGTTCAAATTATTGTATTCTTTGAGGAATTGCTTCTGGTTGAATGGCTTTGCAGGTCGATTTCCTATGGCTTCATCCCCCAACAAAGCCACCCTCAACGACCTGCAAGCAAAATGCAAAGGCGGCTTAGGCCCTACCCCAACAGGGAACTTTTTGCCGTCCAGTGCCCTGCAAATTGGTGTAGTGCGAGAGTCCAAGGTCGCAACATAAAGCTCTTCGCTGAAAAGAGCCTCATTCATGCGGAAAAACTCTTCACGGACACTATTCGCAACACTCAATATCGCAGTCCTAACGATCGAAGATGCTTGATGGCGGGAGATGTGTGTGACGCCGTCGCGCCTCTTTAAACGCGGTGTGCCTAGAACGCGACTAACGATGCGGGGGGTGGGCTCCCCTTGGAGGAGGCCGATCTTTATCTGGCTCGTTATCCGGCGAATATCGGCCTCAGAGACATCTTTGAACCATTGTCTAAGGACGCGCCCTCTTAAAGGTTTCGACAGTGCCAGAGTGCGCAATAATTCTGCAGAAGGGGCGGCAAAATCAATAATCACAGGTGCAGCGGTCGTGTATGCCTTAACAAGGAACTCCGCCTCAGCCTTTGAAACAGAAAGAAGTTCCTCTCGCACAACCCAAAAGGCCTCAGACCATTTTTTAGACCTTATGGTCTTTATAGTTTTTTCAATCTTCTCAAGCCTCTCCAAAGCACCAGGTGTAAACCTGCCAGAATAATCTATTAAGCGCTTTTCTATGGTTGCGCGGATATCAGCTTCTGTAGCGAGGAGGATTTTGTTGACCTGATTCGCAACTGCGTCAGAAAAAGAAGACAGGCCAACTTGCTGGCGAATTATCGCATAAAGAAGTACCTTATTGGCTGGACCTTCATTATTCATCGTCTTCTCTGCGCTCAGGACCATCGCTGGATTGTGTGAAGCGATTTTCCTGTGGGGTAGCCCCATCGAGGTCTTCATAGCCCCCTACGACCAAATTCTGGGGCAGGTTTTGGGCTTCTTCTTCGATCTCTTCGAGCTCTTGTTCGTAATCAAAGCCCGTAAGCCCTTTTTCCTTCATTAGGGCATGGATGGCTTTGTGGGAGATCGGGGCTCCGAGGCCTTTCGCGGTCATTATTTTAACCAGATCGTCCCCAGACAAGTCAGAAGAGGAGAAGTCTGTGTTCGGCACAACCCGAACGGCCTCCGGGTCAAGTCCCATCCACTTAGCAACATGCCGCAACGCACTCTGTAGACCAAAGGCCCCCGCCAACGCAACCTCATTCAAGGTAGCAGTCTTGGCTGCAATACGAATACGCAGGGCCTCGCCCGATTCACGAGAAGAGACCCCGCCATCTAGCATCTTGGCCCCACGGGCGGTGGCTGAATTGTACAGATTCTCGAGAGCGATCCTTTGCTCTGGGAGGCCAGTAGAACTTACGCCAATGAACTTTGCGTCTGCACCAACGGGCAAAGACAGAATGCCGTTCGCGCCCACGCGCACTAGGGCGTCTGTGTCTGTAGCGGAGCCGACAACGACGAGGGTGTCTTGGCCTTGGAGGAATAGCGATTGTCGATAGTCGGCCTCGCTCCTGTATATGAGCATAGCCAAGCGTGCCAGTCCCAAGAGCGGTGGCTCTTCGGGCTGGGCAGAGATGTCGCGGGAGTTTATGAATGTGAAGGGGATCTCGTTCAACTGCCGCCCGACGAGCCTCGGGACAACGAGGGAGTCTTCGGTGAACCCTTCTTCCTGATAAACACCAAAGCGATACGGTGCTTCACCAACATATTCATTGTCAGACAAGTCACCCAGAATAAGGACGCGGTAGCGATCTTTTTGGGTCCATGTAAAATCTGCGTCTCTGACCACACCCGACTCGTCCAGGATGACGAGGTTGAGGTGTTCACGACCTAGGGTGATAGTTGCGGTGTCCCAATTTTTAATGGCCTCCGCCCTGTACATGGCGATGTAGGGCAATTCTCCAACTTTGATGTTCGAATCAAAATCTACCAAGAGACCTAGGCGACCAGCAATTATCTGCTGTTCATTGATTTTACGCAACAGCATAGCGAGGGACTCGCCATTGTCTGTTGCATTTTCTATCATCCCTGACATCTTCTCTGGCATGTGGAATTCGGGTGGATGGTTGTGCATTACCCCTAGCATGGCATGAACGGCCTCGGCCACTATGTCGGGGAAGTATGCTCTTTTTTTATAGGCATCATACACCGCAGCGCCGTGCCCGCCAGTTTGCATTCCATCCGCAACCATCCCAGAGGTGGGGGGTAAATAGGCGATGCCTTTGTCTTTTACAGCTTTTTCGCCCTTGTAGGCATCCCTCATAAGGGCCCAGCTGCCTAAAAACTCAGCATATTCAGGATGAACAGAACTTAAAGACATCAATACATCCCCACAGAAGTGCCAAACTGAACAACATTGCCAACTTGTCTTACGCGATAACGAGCTTCGTCAGCGATGTGGTCTTCGGCGGTTGAGTCTATATCGTCTGGATCTTTATCGCTACGGGGCAGAACCGGAACAGTCCTGATGAATTGATCGCAATTGTCGAATACGAATAGGCCGGGCTTTTCGCGCCCTGATGGTGATGGTTTAGCATTGCTCATCATCTTGCGCATCATCTCCCAGCCTGTTTTGCGCGACCCAGACGACTTATCCGCCCGCAGCCATTGTGGGCCCGGCACAACAAGCCCCGAAGCAAGCCGAACCTTGGCCGCCATATCCAAAGCGATCGAAACACCATTCACAACATCAAAGATCGAAGTGTCCGCCGGGCCAGAGAAGATCCTCCTTCCGGGGAATAGGGCCCTTTCGCGCTCTATGATTCCTTTAGAAACGTCTACAGCGAGCATTTTTAGACCACGGTTTGGCTCGCCTGTCCACCCGTACCACTCTTGAATGCGGAACAAGTCTCCCCTAACTGTAGAGCGTTGAAGGCCGTCTGCCCCGACATAATCAGACCCGTCCGACTCTGCCCACCAACCTACAGAAAATGGGGCAGACGATCCCCAGTCAAAAGACCTATCAATGCGCCAGGTTTTAGGGACACTGAAGCGGGGCACAATATTGTAGCGCGCGTCCCAAACATCATCAAACATTCCGCCAGAGACAATGTCCCATGAGCCTTCTAGCCAGGCTGCAAGCTCCGCAGGGTTGCGCGCAGATTCTTTAAGCTGGGCGATGTAGCGGGGCTGCGCTTTCAAGAGGATTTGGTTTTCATAAATCGTCCCCTTTATTGTGACACGCATTAGGTGCTCACGGACAGTCTTGTTCGTCTTAGGATCTTCAAATTCATACGCCCGGCGGCGAATTATGCCATCTTTCGCGGGCAACTCGAAATAGAACTTGACAGCATTGTGGCCGGGGCCATAGGGGTTGGTTGTGGCGCGAATTTTGCGCGGAATAGATGGATTAGAAGATCTGCAACACGACATCATGCGCTTGTAGCCTGTAAGGTCGGGCCAGTTGGTGAGCTCGTCCCAGCCTATGAAGGGGTATTCATGGCCGTGGAAATTCCAATAATCGTCTTCGCGATTGAATTGCTGCAAGAAGAGTGTCTCTCCCCCAGCAAATGTCCAGCACTTATCGGTGTTGTTCCAACGCGCAGAGGGAAAGGCGCGCGGGAACCAACGCTTAGACTTCGAGATAAGATCTCGGAGCTGCTTATATGTCTGACGGAAGATGATGCCTGTCCACTCGGCACCATACCCCTGCCCTACATGTTGAGCATAGTCCATGAGGATTGTGTCTGTCTTACCGGGGCCGCGCGTGCCATGATAAAGGATCTCAAAGATATGGGGGTGGCTCAATACGAGGACTTGTGAGCCAGGTTGAGGCTGCCAAGCGATCTCTCTTCCATAGACCTCTTCATTAATCACTTTCTGCCCTTGCGCCGGGCTCTTGGAAGATGGTCTCCTCAGCATCTTCTATGGGCAAAGATTCTTCGCCAGGTCTGACTGGCATAGGCACCATTATTACACCACCAGAGTGCTCGACTTGCTGCTTTTCGACCCACCCGAACTTTGTCCTCAGGGCAAACTGAACGGAAGACTCCTTGCCCTCGCTAACGAGCTTGCGCAGGGCCGCCACAGCCTCAAGGCCGAAGATCTCCTTACCATATTCGAGCTCTGTTCTGTAGTGCTTGCGCATGGCGTGTGGGCCGATATGGAGGAGAGAGGCGATGGTCGCCTGGGGGATGCCAAGAACGGTCGCAGTTATGACAAAGTCTCGCTCCTCGTCCGTGGGCTTTATGCCATGGCGCTTTTCTGTGTCGGGGCGGTTAGGGAACTCGGGGGGAGGGGCGCTGTTTAGGATGTTCTTGATGCCCAACACGCGGGAGCGCCTCTTAACACGCTCCTCGTCATTGCAGGTCAGAACGCCTGTCGCCTTAGGCTTGTTCTTCTGGCCAGGCTTGCGACCGGGGCGAGAAGGGGTTTTGCGGTGGGCTTCTGTTTTTGGGGGCAGGTCGGGGGGTGTGTCGTCATTTTCCATGTTGGAAACATACCTCGTGTCGCAGAGGAAGAAAAGCAAAAAAAGTTTTTACGCTTTGGGTGTGGGGAGGATTTTGTCACAGTATCGGATATCGGAATTTTCGCTAGAATCCAAAACTTTTGGAATTTGCTTCC